CGGGGGCGGGGGCGGAAAAGGTTTACGATGGTCGTGCATTTTTACACCTCCCAATAAAATAAGGTAGGAACGCAGACGGGGATTATCCGGCTCCTACCTATATTATATCACAGGGACGTCAAAAAATCAACAATGACTTTCTTAGTAGGGAAGTTACCAGAGCTGCATGAACAGCGGTTCCAGCGCTTGGATAACCATCATATCAACATTCAGAATCACAGAGCGGTATTCCTCAATCAGCTTTGCAGGGCTGACCCCACGGCGACCCTCGCTCTTAATGGTGATATCCCCCTGTTTATCTCCCATGACGTGCTGTTGACGTGCGCTTGCTTCCTGCTGATTGTGAGCGATGTTACGTTCACTGTCGTTCTTCTCATTCTCTCCGGTCGCGGTGTTCTGTGTGCCATGGGTATTGTCGGCCTGTGCGGATGTGTTATCCTCACGGTAAGACCGGTCAGCATGATACGCCTCATGGTTCACCCCACTCTCATGCCAGATTTCGTTACTCAAATCGTGCTGATTGATGTTGTTCGTGTTCTTGACATTGTGGGTGTAGTCCTGAATCGTGGTTTCATGCTCCGTCACATCCTGTGTAGATGTGTGGTCCTGCGTCCAATGGATATCGTCTGTGTTATCCCGGTCCCGTGTAAAGTCCGTGGTCTGGGTATTGTCCTTGGTGTGGTCAGTTTTGACGTTTTCGGTCCAGTTTTCGGTCCCAATATCGGTCGTGTTCTTGGTGGTATTCTCGACAGTTCGGGTAGTAATATACCCGTCAACCTTAATGGTAGTTCCACCGCCGTTCCCGTCGTCATCACCCTCGACCGTTTCTTCCGTAGCGGTCATTGCAGACGGCAGGTCAGAGAACTTCGTATCTTTCGCCTCAATCTCCGTAATGTTATTCGTGTGCATCTTGTTGCCCGTGGTATTTCGAGTTTCGTCAAAATCCTCATGGGCTTCCATCTTGGTGTTCTCGGTGGTATCTTCGGTATGGGTTTCGTTCTGTTGGTGCTCCGTGTTTTCTTCAAAGTCCGTTTTCCGTGTCAGGTCACGATTTGTGGTTGTGTTCGCGGTCTTATCTTCGTTCAAATCCTCGATACGGTCCATAGTGGTATCTACGGTCCGGTCCCCTTGCTTCTGGTAATCGCTGTTATCGGTGCTGTCGATGGTCTCAGCACCAACTTTATGCTTTTCAATGTTCGATGTGTAATCGGTAGTAAATTCCATGCCGGTTTTCTGCGTGAAATCACGATTCGTAGACTGCACGTCTCCGGTCGTTTCGCTCATTGCAGCAGCGTACCCGGCCTCTGTTTTCTCTTTGGTCTTGGTGACGTCCTTGGTCGTAGCGTTGATGAACTCCGTAGCCAAAGGGTCATATTCAATCAGCGTAGAAAGATACAGCTGATTGTAATACGGCATGATTTCATTCATCTTCCGGCCCAGCATCCGGTTAAATCGGTCTGGGGTTTCCTGTCCGATTTCCCGGTACCAGAAATGCTGAATGATTTTGTTGTTAAGAACAGCCCGGTGATTTTCATCAAAGATGGGGTACCGGTCCAGAGCAAGCGGGTAATGCCGTTCAACCAGCTCCCGCAACTCCATTGTGTATTCTGCCATGTAGCCTTTCACCTCATTTCATAGGAAGTTGGTGCTCTGCACCGCTTTGCCGTTCTTGTCAACGCGCTTGGTGCATTGCAGGTGCGGGCGTTGTTGCGCTTCCCGTAGGGAAGTTAATTCAACGGTGTATTCTGGGGAAGGTCTACGGAACGCGCGTCAATAGACTGCGCACTGCCGGTTGTCATGGTCGTCGTGGTTGGCATCTGGGTATTCAGGGCAGAGAAGTCTTGACGGAAGTTGACCTCAATGTCGGTCCCAAACATTTTGTTGATTTGCTCTGCGGCCTTGCGGCGGCTGTTCAGCATCACATACCGCTGTGCCTGTACAGACCCCAGATTGCTCATGACTTCATCGGTAATCAGGCGTTCTTTCTTCTCGCTGTTGCCGTTTTCGACACCGAAAAACGTCAGCATTTCATTCCAGATTTGCCGCTTGATAATCATGAGCTTATCCGCGACAAACGGTGCTTGTGTTTGAATCGCCTGAATGGCTTTGGGGTCAAATACACCTTTGTTGGCATAAATCACCGGCATATTGCCATCGTAGTCTTTGTACGCATTCTTCATGGTGAACTGTTGTTCCTCCTCACAGGTAATGAGGACAGGGGTTTTCTGCGCCCGGATGTTCACCTCGATACTGCGTTCAATGTCCGACAGGCGGCGGGCATAGAGAATAATGGTCGTGAGCGTATTGGTGTGCAGGTAGTTGTTATACACAAGGACCGAATTATTCTCATTCAGTTCCTTTTGATAATCATTCACAGCATACGCCATGCGTTTACGCGGATACCGGTACACATCCAGCGGCCCCATGGTCATGCAGGTCAGGAACAGATTTCCCATCACAGGGTCATCGAAATAGACACCGTACCCGTACTCGCACAGAACCAGTTCGATAAACCGTTCATCCACGGATTCGGGCAGGCCCGACCATTCAAACATATTGATTGCAATTTCCTCAATACGGTAGTAATAGTCCATGAATGTGAGGTTATTCAGCCATGCCGCCTCAAGCCGGGGTTTGTTCGGCTTGTGCCAGATGTTCGGATTCAGCAGCGGGTTGAATGGCTTAAACAGTTGACTCATTTATCTCACCTCTTATCCGTTATCACCGGGGCCGTTGTACTCCCCGATTTCATCGACGTGCCACAGACGTACACCCCGTGCGAATGCCGCCTTAATAGCCATCATGCCCTGAACAGGAACGGAGCCAGTGATGCAGGGCTTTTGAAGCTGCACGTAATTCCATTTCGGACGCCCGGTCAAATTCGGCATTTTGCACTTGTTGACCTGATACCCAAACATGTCAAACAGTGTGTCGAGCCGTTCAAGGTCCTCATAGTTCGGGCAGTACCGGCGGAAGTGGAAACCACGGTACCCGGACGAATAGTTCAGCGTGTCAGGGCCGCCAGAGTTGAAATGCTGGACGGGAAGTTCAAATTGCCCGTTCACGTTCGCCATGTCGTTTGCAGAGGATGCTTCATTGATACCCCTGATAGCCCCGAACACAGCACCAATGGGATTTACAATAAGGTTGCTTCCTAACCCTTCATTCAATGCACCATTGATTGCGCTATGTGCCATATTGTTGATTTGCCGTACTGCGTTTGCCGTGGATGCTTGGTCATACGATTGCCCGCGCCATGTACAGTTGACGACGGAAAAGTAGTTTAGACTATTTTCCGGCAGGGCATCTTCGCCCATGTAATCTGGTACGAATTTCAGGCCAAATACGTTGGTCGCCATGGTGTAAATGGTACCACCGAAAGCGTTACCGCCTACCAGTTCCGGCTTATAAATGGCCTCGTCGCCGGAATCGCTTGTGCCCTCGATGTAACAGAACGGATAGGACAGCAGCTTTTTATTGTGTACGTTGTACGTACCTCCGACGGTGTGCATGGTCTCACCGTTCACGTTGATACCGCTTGTCCAGCTGGTTTTCTGGGCGTCGGTACCCTGAATGGGCGGAACCGGGGTCATGAAGATACCGCAGATACATTCAGCAGCATCCACAGCAGCGAGGGCTGCAATCAACGCTTTCACAGCAGCGGGAGCCGTGAGGGCAGGGAAGGAAATGTACATGGCACCATTGTAAATGCCGCTGTACAGTGCATCACCGACAGCCCCGGCACCTTCCAGAATCGGCAAGGAAACTTGATTCGGGATTGCGGCGACGGTACAGTACGAACCAGTCAGGGACGAACCACCAATGACGTAATCGTCCGTCGCGCCAATATCCACGGTATATTTTGTGACTTGGAACGGCTCAGGTACTGTGTTTGCAAACGGGATATCATCTCCGGGGTTGACGTGCTCCCGCAGCACCATACAGGGATGCACCTCAAAGTCACACATATAAGTCTGGAACCAGTCAATTTCATAGTCGATTTTGGTGCAGTTCGGGGACACAAAATTGACCTTCCGAATGAAAGCATAAAACCACTTGTTGCCATAGGGCTGATTCTGGAACATGATGTAGTTGCAGTCATACACATCATCCGCAACAGCAGGGATTCGCAGCGTGAGCAATTCACGGTACGGGGCAACTTGGTCGTTTACGCGTTGGTATGCGGCATTCTCATAGGTATGTTTTGCGAAACCTTCAAAGAACCCTTGCTGACTGCCGGTGTCCTCGAAATAACGTACATCCGTGTACGTATCATCACACGGCACATCCTTTAGGACACGAACCTTGGTTAAACGGGTAGTTGTAGTTTCAGGCATTGTATCTATCACCTCGCAGTTAGGTTCCTGCACGTACCTTACCGCTCTTGTCAACGCGGTTCGGTTATTGCAGGTACAGCCGTGTTTGCTGGATACTCTTTAGAGTAACAGAATGGCCCACCCCGCCAAGGAAGAAACCGGCGGAAAGGTGTTGACGCCGTAAAAAAGCAAGCGGGGTGGACCCTGAATGGCTATTTAGTTTTACCGCTCTAAAGAGTGGTCAGCACACAAGAGGGAACTTAGGCCGTGACAGTCACGGTCGCGGTATCGCTCTTGGTGGGGTCGTAGGTGGAAGTGGCCTTGACGGTCAGAGTAGTATTCTGCTCGTCGGGAACCACCAGCAGCCGACCAGTCCAGTCAATCTGACTGCGGACAGGCAGGTCACCGGACACTTCCCAAATGACACCACGGGGAGCCATAGCAGAGGCAGTAAAGTTCGCAGTGAACTGCTGCAAGGCACCCTTCTTCACGGTCGGGGTGGCAGGTACAACATCAATGGAAGTAATCGTGATGGTGTCGTCGCTGGTGAACATCAAGGCATTCACAAACGGGGACGCACTGTACAGCCGCCAGACGTGGTAGAAGTAGTTCCAGTACAGACCTTCGGGATTGTAAATCTCATTGTACTCGCTCATGCGGTCAAAGTCCATGAACCAATCGCGGTCAATGAGAATGGCCTGCACCTTCTCCATGCCGGTACCGAAATTATCGACCATGATTTTGTGTCCCATGAACTCCGCCTTGTCCATGTTGAACGCGGCGGCAAGGACGTTGACGTCCATCACGGCATCGAAATCAGGGGTGACGAAAAGGTACTGGTCCTGTTTCACGGTGCGGGTTTTCACGCCCATTGGGTTGTAACTTGCGGAGATGAACTCAAGCTGATTCGACCACTTCTTAATAGTGGTGATTGCACTCTTTGCAGTCGCCTCAGTAATGGCGGGGATGTAGACGGGATAGAACGCGCCCTTCTGCGCCTGAATAGAGAACATCTCTCGCATACTGATGTATTCATCCAGTTCCGCGCCAGAGTACAGGGAATCAACGATTTTGGAGACAAGGTCGGTGATACCCTCCGCGTTAAGGAACGCGGCGGCGAGCTGCTCACGGGAGACGGTGGTCTTGTAGAAAACGCGGCTGTTGATTTTATGGAACACAGCAGAGACGTCAGGAATCTCACGTTTGAACACCGTCCTTTCGGCCAGAATGGGGTCGAACGGTTTCGCGGTCGCCATGTTGACGAACACTTCTTCAATCGCCTCGCCCATCTCGAGCACACCACGCTTGAAGGGTTTCAGCGGGTTGGAATAGCTCTTGCTCGTGATGATGACGCGGGCGATACGGTTGACCAGCATATGCAGGAATTCATTCTGCGTGGCCTCGTACTGCATCATCGCATTGCCAACATCCTTGATGTTGTCGCGGGTGGCAACGGGGATGCGTTCCTGATAGGTGGTAGATGCTGCATTGCGAATGGCGTTCAGAATCTGAATACCGTCAAACTTCGCATCAAAAGTCTTAGGAACTCTAGGCATAACTTACACCTCACTTCTAGTTAGGTCCTTGTATAACCTTGCCGCTCTTGTCAATGCGGTTTGGTTATTGCAGGTGGAATCGTGTGATTTGCGCACTTTTTAAGTGCGCTCTACAAACAGGTCGTCAAGCGTGATATTTGCGGGGTCGTCAGAGGCATCCCCCGGTTCACCGGGGACGTCGATAGGCGGTTCCTCTTTCTTGGGCGTATCCCCTCCGCCAAAGAAACGGTTGCGATATTCGTCTCTCAGCTCACTGTACTTCTCGCTCCACCGCTTGCCGTCCTTGTCCATAACGTCCGCGTCGGTGTAAGTGTTCGCGGGTTTCGGTTCACCTTCACCGGCCCCAGTTCCCTGCGCTGCACTTGCATCAATGCTTTCGTTATAGCTGTCTTGCAGCTTTTTCAAGCTGTCCATGATTTCAGGAAAGTCACCGGTATTTTTCGATATCGCCATGACTTCCTTCGCGAATTCTTCCTTGCTCAACATATGGAGTCACCTTTCGTTATTTAATCCAAAGGGATTTTTAATATCTGCCCCGGCACAATGAGACTATTGTGCAGCCCGTTCAGGGTCTTGATTTCCTCCCAGCGTGCACCGGAACCAAGGTACTTTTCGGCGATTGCCCAAAGGCTGTCGCCTGCCTGTACCGTGTACTCACCCTGCACCGCCGGAACAATCTCGTACTGAATGAAAGGACAGTACAGCCAATGTTCCCACTTGCGGTCTTTCAGGTTGGTTTCGCACACGCCGTCACCAAACTTGGTGTTCGACGTGCATTCGATGACCTTGCCGTTCCCGATGTAAACACCAATGTGGCCATCCATCTGCACGCACACCCCCGGAAGTTCAGGGATGGTGGAGATAGGCCCCTTGGTTTTCGCGGTCTGGTACATCCCATTTGCGGAAACATCGTTGCTAGGCCGGTACTTGGGCGACCCGACTCCGCCCCAGTAATAGGACTTGATAAGCCCTACACAGTCACAGCCGTAAGCTGAACCGACCTTGCTTTTCAGGAACTTGACACGGGCTGCGGAGTAGTGCGAGGGATACGCCTTTGCCCGGTCGTCTACATATGCGGTCGTGATAGGCCGCATAATCGCACCGTACATATACAGCGTACTCATTTTCAGAGCTTTCTTGCAATACTCTACAAGCCCCTCAGCAGTATATGCCATTGTATACACACCTCCATTCTTCATGCACCTGAATGCTCTCGCCAACGCGGTTTGTGCATTGCAGGTACGGTTGTTGGTGCTGCCCACTCTCAGAGTGGGTCATCTGCCTTTCTTTTGGCCGCTGATATCGTCACGGATATCATCGACGTGAACAGACAATTTATAAACCAGATTTTCGAGCTTTTCAATCGCTTCGGTATTCTTGTCGATACTTTGTTCTAATTTACTGATTAGTACATTGTTCGCACTCTGGATGTTTGCAATCAGTGCCGTATTGTCCTGCTTGGTGTCGCTGCGTTCCTTCTTGTGTTCCTTTCGGTCCTGCCAGAGAATCCAGAACAGGACTGCGCACATGGCGGTAGGGAACCCAACGTTGGAAAACAAATCGACGAAAGTTGCAGCCTCCATAGGCCCCCACCTCCTTGTACTTATTATACCATATTAAAGTACAAAATTCAAGCGTTAAAGCGTCAGTTTCAAAATTTCTTGACACATATTCTTAATGTTCATATCCTCGAACCGCACATACCCCCGTTTATAGTAAAGCAAGAATCGGTCAAACAGAGTGGAGATATGCCCTTTTAACAATACCATATTCGGTTGATGGTCCGCCTGTGTAATTGAGTATGAGAAATGGTTGGTTGGGTCCACATCATATGACACGTACAGATAACCCGTCATGCGGTCTGTCCACACGCCATAGTACGTCTCTTTGTACTTCATCGTAAAACTGTATACCACGGTATCCGGTTTCTTCTGCACGAACGTGGAATCATCCCGCAAGAACTGATTGCCCATGTTGTAATCACCATATTCAGTGCCCTTAATCAGCTTACCGAACCGTGTCTGTTCAATGTGTTGCTTGTATTCTTCGTCCGTCACCATCTCTACAAGGATGTCATTCTTTGCAGCAATATCCTTGCCATACGGGAGGTGTATATTAAAATAAAGGAAGTAGGGGTTTGTTTGTGTCAGGGCATTGGACAGGAACAGCACACGCACGTCTCTGTCACGTGCAATAGTCGAATACAACTCAAGGAAGTTCGTGACTTCATCCGGCAAGTAATGATGAGCACCTTTATCAAGAATGAATTCATCAAAGATAATGGTACGGACCTTCGGGAACGGGGTAGATTTCTCAATCTTTGCCGTGGATAGCGGCATATAAGTACCTGCTACAACATCGTCAATGATGAAGTTAGGCGGGCTGACCTTGAACTCATGTCCGGGGAACTCTTGATAAATGTCCTCAAAGAACCGTTTCATTTTCTTCAATTCATCTTTGTACCGGCGCACGTATACGAATTGTTCCCCACTCTGGATGAACTTCTTGATTACGTATCTCTTTGCACCGTAGGTCTTACCGACACCTCGAGCGCCAACAATGAAATTAAACAGGCAGTTATAGCTTAAACACCGGTTAATATCCCAATACACACCATCACCCCACACCGAACATTGCCCCTGCTGTGAACATTGCTAAAGGCAAGTATATATTCTTCTCTGCTACGATTGTAGCAATCAGTTCAAACCAGCCTATTAAGGCTACTATAATTGCAAGGACTAACATATTTTCCTCCAAAATAAAAAAGGGCTAGTATCCGTTCCATCACCACCGGTCAAGGCCACGCGCAAGCAGGAACCATTTTTCAGGCTTGACACCCTCATTGCGTGCGATGGATTAAACGGAATACCGCCCCATAAAAATTATACCATATTATTCGCGTATTGTCAAGGGTGTCTCCGCCAACAGGACGCCGCCCGGAACGTGCGTGTGTTTCAGTTTTCCGGGGATTTCTGCCCCAATGTGGAAATTCTCCCATGTGACAAACTCGTGGCACCGTTCCGGCATTCCGGCACAAGTGACTTTCAGTTTTCCATCTATCTGTTCTATGTAGCATTTCTGCCGTAAAAACCGCGCCTTCTCGAACGTGCTTTCATGCTTCCACGCCCCCAGTTTTGAGGGGTGCACTTCAAGTCCATCTGGAATTTCTGTCCCAATGAGGTGCAAGCTATCTGTGTCAGCATACAAAAATCTGTCATACACCTGTTGGGCTGAACGGATGGTTTTATCCCTTGCCCATGCAGTAATAAAAGTGCCAACAGGTATATACACAGGGTCGCGGTGCTCAGGCGACGAAAGGCGGTAGTGTACACAGTCATCATCTCCAATGTAAGGGAATTTTTGTGCGCTTTCAGGATTGGTAGAAAACTTCCCGTAAAGGTTGTTCAGCATCAATTTCGCAATGGTTCGTAATCCGGGGTTCCCTGTTTCAGTGGCCTTTACCTTAATATCATTCCATTTATCAATATACGAATCAAACATCCCAACGGCTGCACGAAACTTAAAGCCATCAATAAAAGTACAGTCAAAAACATCATAGTGCTCCATGAATAACTTTAAGTCCACGCTTGTTAATACCATGTCAACAACTTCACTGTTAGATGATGTGAGGTATTCAGTAGACACGAAAAATCTTGAATGCTTGACCTGTATCGTGGGAATGTGATTTGGTTTTAACTTGAACTGACATTGTAGGTGCTGTACATACAAAGGGTACGCCTTGTCATCCTTGTATTCCCCTTCAAAGAATATAGGCTCCCCGTAGGGAAGTGGGCAATATTTCATACGGGATGGATATAGGCTGTTGACGTCAAGAACAATTCCCGCACCTATGTCTTTCCCTGCAAACCGTGGGTCACAGTACGTAAATCCACCTTTATAAGAACGGCGTATATCTGTGTCAAAGTAGTCTATCTGGGGAAACAATTTCTCGAATTTCTTTTTCCCTTCAAGGTCCTTGTACTCTGCCAATGCGTTTGAACCAATGGTCATGCGGGTTAATCGCTGCTTGAACATATGGTCTAGGCTCATGGCAAGGATAAGAACGTCGTTTTTCAGGTACTCGACTTCCTGTTCCGTCAGCTCACTGTCCGGTTTCTGTACTCGCTCATAGTCGATTTCAAGTTTCTTGATTGGTAGTCCGAATGCCTTTGGCATTTTCGCTATGGGCATTGGAATCAACTTTAGACTGTCGTACAGCTTGACTTTCTTCAATGCTTTCTTTCTTTTTCCAAAACAGATTTCAATGGAATAAAACTGCCCCATGTCACTTATCAAGGTACTGAATGTCTCTTTGTCTAGGCCCTCACTGTCCTCTCTATGCTCAAATCCATTGTGCAGCAACCAATAAATGATGAACTCTCCATCAAACTTTAGATTGTGAAAGTAAACCTTAACAGTTTCATGCGATGCAAGGCGCTCCATCAAAGCCATAAAAGAATCTATGTTCGTACCATGCTGGAATGCCTCTGTGTCACCAACTGGACAAAGCCCCCATGCCCAAACGTCTGTATGTTGTGGATTAACAGTTGTTTCAAAGTCAGCGGCGAGAATCATAAACGGTACCCCGTAGAGGGGACATCTGCGTATTCATATCCGTAACTGGCAAAACGGTCAAGGATATAATTCTCATGGTCGTTGACTTGTGCTTTAGACGGGTTGGGGTTTGCATCGTACACAAAACTGATATCGGTTACCGCGTCTTTGTACCAAAGGTCGGAAAGGTCGTCAGCGCTCATGCTCTGCACGAGCTTGTATAACCGGCTGTTCACTCCGAACTGCTGACGCACTGCTTCAAGATAGTTCTGCTTATACAAGTCCTCGTAGTAATTGTTCTTGAACCGCATGAGCCGTTCTTCTAAGCTACGCGAATATGCCTCAAAGGAATTCGGCGCGGTATCCTGTGTACGGTCCTTGATGGGCCGGAAGTCGTTCTCCCGTGCCCTGCCCATAGTTCCTTTATACGGGCTTGCATTTTCTTCCGCCTTTTTCAGCCCTGCACGCTTGTAAGCGTTGATTGCTGCTGCGGCTCTCTTATTCTCTGTCACTTGATAAATGGTCGTCGTCACTCCCGCTTCTGTGGTAACTACGGCCTCTGCACCCGGTTTATTGTACTGTTCAATGTGCTTTAGCATCTCTTTGTACCCCTTGCGCGTACCAGACTTAGCCTCTTTAATGGCTTGTGCAACATTGATACGTGAGGGCTGATATTCTGCTAACTCCGGTCGGCGTTTCGCTACTTTATCAATCTTTCGGTTGTATCGCCGAACGGCGTCTCGCAATTCTTTTTCGTCATCCGCAGTCCATCTAATTTTACCTGTCTTTGCCATTCAAATGCACCCCCGTTATGCTCAATGTAAAAGCCGTGCAATTCAATACTTGAATACAGGTATAAATCTGCCAGCAGGCTAGATTCGATATCAAAGCGCCAACGTTTCTTTAGCCTTGCAGCAACCTCTTTGCGGTTATCTTGATACCTTTTAATAAAGTTCTCTCGCCGCAGTTCGGTGGAAAAGAAATATTTGACGCCGTCCAGCTCATACCAAAAAGCTGAATCTTTTAGATTGTCATAAAATGGTTTCATGCGTTCACCTGCCTTATAGTTATAATAAAAGGGCAGGGGCCTGAACCCCTGCCCTATCTTGGGACTTCAACGTATAATGCGCGACGCGGTTGTCTTGTGTGCACTAAGATTTTAGAGGGACAGGAGCTTTTTCAACTCCTTTCGTGTGTTGACCGCAGTTCATGCACACGCTGCGGGCAATTCTGGTGCGGTACTTAAGCCATTACAAGCGACAGCATCTTCCGATTGCCTTTGGTGTGCTGCACCACCTTGACGGCAATTCCGTCGGGCCAAGTGGGCTCGCCGAAAACCTGAATCAGCTTGCGCAGGCTGTTGTAAATGCCAACGGAAACGGACGCATAGGTCCGACCTTCGGTGTCCATCAGGATGATGCGCGGTGCAATAGAGGTAATGCCTTCCTCGTTCTTGACTTCCACGCTCTCGATGTAGAGGTCCTTCACTTTGATGACCTGATTGATGCAATCAGCGAGCCGCTCGTCAGAGCTGTTCATCATGTTGTACAGGGCCTTCTTTTCCTCAGTCGTGGTGGGCTTGATGGAGCAGTAGCTATTCGGGTGGGACTGCAAGTCCTGCTGAATGGAAATCATCCCTCCATCATACGCGGTCATGATCATTTCGTCATTCATCGTTCATACCTCCATTAGTAGTTCTCTTCGGGTTCGGCCTCGGCCTCGTCAGCGTCCACGTCTGCGCTGCCCTTCTCCGGCATCACAATGGAATTGACCTTGAAGTCCTCCACGGTCATGCCACGCAGCTCAGTCTTGTACTCGACACCCTTCACAAGCACGTTGCTCTCGTTCGGGTATGCCTTTTTCAGGGCCTTGGCTGCCTTATCATCGTCAATTTTGCCATCGACAACGATATCATCAAGGTCAACAGGAATCCAGTTGTTACCGTCCAGGTGGACGGAAACACCGTGAATCACAGACGTGATAAACGTACGGGTAACATACTTTGCCATGTTCTTAAACCTTCTTTCTTGTTCTCATGGTCCAATACTCGATAGGGGGTGACGGGTTTCACCCTCTATCTATAGTATAGCACATTGGGCGTCGTGTGTCAAGATTTTTCAGAAAATTTTCTTTAACCAGTACACTTCACAATGTCTTTGCGAATGTCGTTCGCTAAGTCGACCAAACCTTCCAAAGCATCGTTCTCGACAATTCCATCCAAAAGAAAGCGATAGAATTCTTCGTCAATCAGGCCGCAAACATACAGGTTTGTTGCATGATTGTAAAACATCCCCACAGCTTCTTGCTTGGCTTCCTCATGAATACCCATTTCAAACAGCTTTTGAGCACTTTCAAGTTGCATAACCAGAAAGCGAGTGCAAGACTCAAGCTGACGGTTACGGTCAATAGCCATCATTGCAAATTTCATGTTAGTTTCCTTTCTTGTTCCACATATTTGCATTAAGAGCGTTAATAGAACTTGCGATATTATTACCAGCCCGACGAATTTCGCGGCGCAGTAACCATTGATTAAAATCTTCGGGCGAAAGCGTGGCTTTCATCCTCGCTTCTTCCTCTGCTTCGCGCTGCTGAACTTTGCGGTTATAATCGCAAATCAGCTTTACGCCAATAATAGTAAGAATAATAGCTACCAGAAAATAGGGCCATACATCCTTATACATAATGACAAGGACGTCCCAGATACTCAAACTATAATTGTGCATAGTCAGTCCCCCAAATAGGTCGCCCCAAACCATACAATGACAATCAACAGAACCAGAACCAATATAAAGCGGGTTACCATAGGTTGTCAAGCCTCCGTAATTCTGCTTTCAGCTCGCGAATCTCAAGATTGACCTTGTAATCGTCCGGGTTGCGGTCATGCTCCCTGTACAGGTCGTTTAACCGCTTCTGTAACATCTGTACCCGATACTGACGCGCCATTTCGTCTTTCATTTAATCACCCCCAATTCGCGGCATAACTTCATGTACGGAATTTTAAGAAACGCTTGCTCAGGCTTGAAATGAATCCCCTCTGTGACAGCATTCATAGCACTATATTTCAGCATCTTGTCCGTCACAACGGGTGTATTGCCAAGGCGCATTTCTTTGCAGACTTTGCAGCATTCAATAACAAGGCCCTCGCTTTCAGCTGCTAGCAGGTTGTATTCCCCGTTCCGGGTTAAGAAAAAACCAATTACAGGGACAACCCGTTCTTGTACGCGAATGCGGTAAGAGCCGCATTGCACCTTGTAAGTATAGGGCGTTGCCATCAAATACTTATAGGGACTTTCAGCAATTAAATCCCCTTGTGTATGATGCAACCCCATAATCATGTGTCCATCCAAGATGCAATAAAGCGAGAGGGCTACACTCTCTTTATCAGGGTGCATCCACCCTCTATACATCCCAATGGGACGCGCAGTAACTTCCAGACACCGCACAAGGTCCCTACTCAAATACACCATTTTCTAGCCTCCGTTTGATTTCGTACTGAATGAACTCATAAATTTCCTCATATTTGCGAATGGTCGGGCGCGTTGAATTTTGCATCTTATCTTCACAAAAAGTTGCAAAAGTTTTCAGCAATTTCAACGGCAATTTCCTCACGTTCTCCGTAGTTAAATTGCGGGTTTCAAACCCTTCCTTAAATCGTTCGGAAAAAACGTAATTGTCACCATCTTGCCGAACGTACAAATAATAGCCCAACATTGCATCACCTCCTTTCAAGCTGCCCGGTCATTTCAATGCCTGACGCATCGCATATATTGTGTGCATTGCGTCGATTGCCAGTTCCTCACTGGGGTACGGCGTACTGATTGGCACATCGACGACGCGGTTTTCAACCTGCCGAATCTCGTAAATAACCCAACCGTGAAAGAGACGACTGTAACGTACAAACATCATAATTACACCTCACTCATAAATGAAATTCTGGAAATAGCCGTATGCTTCGTCCCTTTCATCACGCGAAATCACATTATCTCTGTATGCGTAATTCAGGGTATCAAGAGCGGAATAAAACATATCTTCAATGCGGAAACGCTTGTACGCCTTGGCTTGCGCTACAAAGGTTTTTGCATAGAAAAGTTCACGGGTCAGCATCATAGTTCACCTCACAGCTTGTCAATAAATGCCTGGCAATCATTGGCGGTTTCTTTATCCATAAACATTTCAAAGTGGGTGCGGGGCGCTTCAAGAGTGCCACACGCGCTTGTCTCATAGGAAATCCCATGTTCTTTGAGCCAAACACGGAGGGAGTTTGCCAACTCACTTTCAAGCTCAACTGCATACCAAACCTTCATCTTGATTGCTCCTTTCATTGTCCGAATGTTCCACGTGGAACATTTGACCTGTCATCGTCAGGCGCGGGCGGTCAACCCTCACGCGACCGGGTTAAACCCCGGTTTCGACTTAAAAACAACCCCTCATAATGTCATCATGAAAGTAATCTTCCATCAGGCGGCAGGTTTCTTGACGGGTTGCCTTGTTAAAAGTGTCGTAATATCTGCCGCTACCAAATTCAGCCGTATACATCATTGCAGCGTGCTTAACGACGTATTGGAAAGCGTCAGCTGCCTTATCAATGATGTACTGCCCTTTCATGGCCTTGCGATACAGGCACTTTAGTACACTGCAAATCTCGTCGTACAAGTCCTCTTTATTGACCGCGTACAGGAACAGCTCATTGGCCGCTACATCGTCACAAATAGTCTTTTTCATAGTTCATTCTCCTTTGTAAATAGATATTTTCATATGGTGATTTCGTCGAGATTTGCAATTAACTTATCTCTAAGGGCGTTGGCTTTATCAGCCTGTTCTGCGAAAAGTTTAGCTGTCATAGGCTTATCATCTCTAACTGCCGCATCTGCGACCTTACTAAGGTCGACACTATGCGTATACAGTGCTGCCAACAGCATATTCATTTCATCCATTGTGAGTTTCATTATTCATCTTCCTTTCCTTAATGGTGTTTCCCTTTTCTTGTCTATATTATACCACACTACCGCTGCCATGTCAAGACTTTTTTCAAATTATTTTTACGTAATGTTTCGACACGCTTTCTAGG